CGAAGTCTGTATAGAGTTGTTCAACTAAAGAAGTAGTTGGAACGATAATGATACATTTTTTACCTTCTTCTAAATGCCAACGCATAGTTGTATAGATGATGAAAGACTTGCCTGAGGCAGTAGGAGATAGAAGTAGAATACGATTACGATCAAGGGCTTGTGTAACAGCTTCGATTTGATAGTCTCGTATTTCAATAGGTTTGCCATGACCCATTGGGTTTAGCCACTTAGCAAATTCTTCAACTTGCTGAGCAGTAATATTATTTGTTATATGTAGGGGTGTTGTTTCAACTACCTCATATCCATGATTGGTAGCAAAGTCATAGATGTAATGAACAAGACCAACATATAAAGTTTTGCGTATAACATCATACATACGCACCTTGCCATCCCATAACCTTGCTCGATACTGAGGTGTGAACCTAGCTCCAGGATATTCAAAGGTAAAGAAGTCAGAGAGTTCTTGCTCTACTGAAGGGTCAGAATAAATTCTAACATGGACTTCATCTAATTTTTCAATTGTTATTTTCATGCGCCACTAATAAACTTTTTCCATTCGATGGAATTGCGGATCTGCCAGTCTCTTGCTTTAATCTGATTCATAATAGATTCAACAAACTCTACAATGCTATTGATGTATTGTAGTTTAACTTCGACAATGTTTAAATCTTTATCACCCATTAAGAATTCTTCCATCTCATTTTTGAGTGGCTTGATACCTTGCCACTGTTCCCAGTTAAGCAATGATAATTCTTCTCGGGAGAGTTCACCACGATACCAACGAAACTTTTGCTGGCGCAGTGTATTGTAATCTGACTTCATCTTAGCAAGCTGTAACTTGTAACGAATAAGATGATTAAGATATTTTGAGTGTAGCTTTGCCGTGTTGACAGATTCGGTATCTAGATGGTTGTCATCTATGATACAGTCTACAGACCACATGTTTTGTAATTCTTCAAGGTTCATAATATCTCCAATTGTATACTTCTAGTATACCTCAAATAATAATTATTCGCAACTATTTAAGTTGCAGAATTAAATGTGTAGTATGAGAACCTAAATGTTGCATCACCAACAAGATATTGCACATCCTGATTGGTAGACATAAAAGAAACTGATCCGATATTTGTTGGAAACAGATCTACAAATTCAATAATTTTGCTAGTGGTGTTTGTATTGTTTAGAATTTGCAAAGTTGCACCAGAGTAATTTTTAGCAAGTTCACCCAATGAGCCTAGTTGATTTGCTGAAATAAAATTAACATACTGGTCATAATTATTTGGGAAACCAAGAGCAACAATCCAATTATAGATTGACACATAGTTGTCCATGTTTTCATCAATCAAGAATTTTACATTCAAAGAATCATATACTAAAGATTCTCCTGGAATTGGCACTTGAGCAAATGGGTTAAACATTGCTGGCTCACCCAATGTAATTCCTGGAAGATTAATTTCTTGACAGAAGAAAGATAGTTCTGGAAGTTTGGCAATACTGAACATGAACCCATTAGGTGATAATGGATTAATGTTTGTTGGAACAGGACAAGAAAGAATATTGTTAGCCATATGTTATTTACACCCACATCCCTTTGGACAATTTTTAATTTCGAAATACTCGACCCAAATTCTAGAGTGAGCAATAGACATCAGAAACCACATAACACTCATTTCATATTGGTATCCACCGCACATTATATTTGAGTGAAATAATGAAACGATACCCAACACAAAAAAGACAGGTGTCGGGAAAAACAATAAAAATTGTTTTATGTAGTAATAGAATAGTAGTCTTGACATATTATTATTTATGAATAAAAAAAGGGAGACCGAAGTCTCCCTTTAAAATGCTACTCTTAGCGGTAGCTAACTTGATTACATCAAGTTTGTAACTGCTACACGACGGTAGTAGTAGTTTTCGTTAGCAGTCAAGCCACCAGAACCATCCAATGAAACGAATGGGTTAGCAACCATGCCATAACGAGTTTTGAAACCAATCTTTGGTTGGAAAGTAGCTGGATCAACAGCACGAACCAATTGGAGAGGTACATATGGGCAATAGAACAAGCCAGCATCAAAAGCAGAAGTACCTTTGTAGCCAACAGTGAAGAACTGAGTTGCGCCTTGATTTGCAGAATATGGATCAACATAAACTTTGTAGCGACCATTTAGGACACCAGCGAAAGTAGTAGAAGACTCATCAACATTCAAGTTAGTTGACAATGCAGGAGCATAGTCAAGAACACCAGCCATTGCTAAAGCACTTGCAACATCTGAAGAACAGATGATGAAGTTACCTTTTCCACGACGAGTTTGTTGCGCAATTGCATTGGCTTCACGCTCGATTTGGAACAATAGACCTTTGAACTTTTCAACAGACCAACGACCATTAGAGTCAGTGTCCAAGTCGAAAGTACCAGCAGTAGTAGTACCGATCTGAGCACCTGCTTTAGCAGTTGTGTAGATAGTACGAAGAACTTCACGATTGATTTCAGCAAGAATCTCAGTAGAGAGAATGTTGCTTAATTCGCCTTCAGCGTCAAGACCATGAACTGATTTCAAGTCTTGTGCCAATTCGATAGTGTATTCTGCCTTCAAAGCACGAGTCTTTGCAGTTACAGAAGTCTTTTCGATAGAGAAAGCCATAGCACCGAAAGAACCAGTAGTGCCCAAATCTTCTGCACGAGAAGTAGTCATACCAGTACCAGTAGTGTAAGTACCACTAACTGGGTTAGAACCAGCGTGAACAGCAGCACCAGTATCAGTATTGCCAGAGAAGTCAGTATCTGCTTCGTTGAACAATGCTTCAGTACCACCTTGAGTAGAGTAGCGTGACTTCATTGCGAAGATCAAGCCAGTAGGTTGTGTCATTGGTTGTACACCGCAAATGTCATAAGCGATCATTTGTGGAGCAGAACGACGAACTAAGCTGATCAATACTGGATCATACTTAGCAACAGCACCAGTATCAGCAGATGAACCGATGTTGTTTGCATGAGCAGTTTCGAACAATGCTTCAGATTGTCTTCCCATTTCACGCTCTTGGTTTTCCAAGAGAACAGCAGTAACTTCCTTACGGTAGTTGTCTTTAATTGGAGCAACAGCGTCGTGCTCCAAGATTGGAGCCCATTTTTTCAATAGGGCTTGGCGGTCTAAGTTAGACATGTTTATTTCCTTTTTATTTAAGTTTGTTGAGTTCAGTTAGATACTTCTTAACAGAAGGATCAATTGGAGCAGACTCAGTTAGAGTTTCAACTGGTGTATCAGTAACTACTGAAGTAACTTCAGAGATAACTTTCTTTGCACCAAAATAATTTTCACGAATAGTCTTCAATTTAGTAGAGAATGTATCAGAATCTTCGTAGCTTAACTCTTCAGCTAATGCTTTGAATTTCTCAACTTCAGTATCAGTTAAACCAGAAGCAGTTTCTTCGATAGAAGCAACACGCTTTTGTTCATTAACTGTTTTAGAAAGTTCAATATTCTTTTCTACTTGTTCATTCAATTTTGCTTCGACTTGTGCAAGTTTCTCTTGCATGTCGCCCAATACATCAAACTTTTCCTCAGGAACATCGATGTAGTGTTCAGCAAACAATGACTTCATGCCGTCAATAAATGACTCCATGATTTCAGACTTCATACCAGATTCAAGGGCTAACTCATTCTGTTCAATCCACTGCTCGACAACATAGCCGAGATATCCATCAACTTTTTCAACCAGACCCTCTTTGATCTCTTCAACTTTTTCATTTAGTTGATTATCATACGCTTCTTGAAGTTTAGTAGTTTCAGCTTTAACACGGCTTAATACTGCAGCTTCAAAAATTGTTGTTGCCTTTGCTTTGAATTCTTCAGAGAGTTCTTCTCCGTTCATCAACGCATCGATATCTTCTTTAACGCTAGAAAGGTTACTTGCTTCTGGAGCAGCTGCTGCTTTGTTATTAGCATTGCTTGGTTTAGAAGTACCACCTTCAGCTTCTTTTTCATCTTGTTTGTTGTTCTTAGCATTTGCTTCGTTGTCTCCACCAACGCTAGTAACACCATCAGACTTGATAGAAGCGATGTTAGATGCCTCAGGTGCTGATGCATCTTTGGTATTTACATTTGCTTCCTCAATGGTTTCTTCTGAAACAACTTCAGCTTGCGCTTCAGCATCTTTCAGTTTTTTTGATTCAGCGAGCAACTCGCTAATTTTTTGTTCGATCGACATCTGTTATCTCCTAACTGGATAGTTCTGTTATTTATTATTTATCTGATTTTACTCAGGAAGTTTTGGAAAGCATGTATCTTAGCTTCCTCTAATTGTCTAGAAGAAGCCTTACGGATAGCATATTTTGCTTCTTCGATATTTTTCTCCACAAACTTTCCATCAACGAAAACCCATTCTCTTCCTTCCATGATACCTCTTACGAAAGCATCTGGGGCAGATGGGTCAGCTACAATATCTGCAGCTGTAGATAACATAAAGTCATCTTGAACAACTTGGATACCTTCATTATTAGTTTTCAGGGATCCCATTGCTCTGCTTGACACGCCAAGATTAGCACCACCATCGAGTAGACCACGAGCAATCATTCCCATTGGAGTTTCTAAAATCTTTGCTTTACCAACATAGTTAGTGCCTTCTTTACGAAGATCAACAATCATGTGTGAAACACGATCTAAGTTAATTGATGGAGTATCTGGGTGACCCAACTCTCCATATGCACGATTCTTTTCTACATACTCTTTCATGTAACGACCAACTTCTTTGTCCATGATCTTTTCTTGATACATGCGTCCGTTACGATTAGTAATTTCTGACTGAAGGAAAATGCCTTCAATAAAATAATTCTTCTTACCACCGACTTTTTCTTCGATGATAGATCTAGTAGATTCTACTACTTCTTTAATTAGTTTCATCTTAGCTTCCTACTGCGGTTACATCATCGTGGATACCAAACTGAGCAGTCTCAATCTTAGATGAATATCCGTCTATTTTTCTTAATTGTAGATAAACTGCAGCTTCTCCACCTGCAATAGTAACAACGATATCGCTAGTATTACCCACTGTATCTACAAAACCTAAACCTTCAAAGTCAAAATTAGTTGGTTGATCTGCAGGAATTGATAAAACAGTAACACCACCACGAACAACAGTAATTGTTGAAGATGGAGCACCTGTCCAGTGAGCACCGATAATATTGACAGTAGGAGTTCCACCAGAAGTTAATGCCTGAGTAGATAACAACAGGTCAGTCGCTAAAGAGATTGTTGATGCAGCTGCAGTTCCAGCAACCTTAACAACTACTTCTTGGTGTGTTTTCTTTAATACAGTTTTTACGACAGCCATTTTAGATCTCTCTTATAATTCTTATAAAGTTATTTTTACATTCACGCATGTAATCAACAACTTCAGGTTTATTAGATAATAACTTATTTAGGAGTTCTTGCGTTGCTTCATTTATTGCAACGACGGAACCATCTGATAATTCATATTGTAATTTACCAGAGATATCATATGAACGATACTCTTTAATTGCTGTTACAACTGGGTCAACTGTAAATACATTAGAGGAAGCGAGTTCAATATAAGATTCAATTAGCGTATCTGTAATCTTTTCTAGGTTATGATATTGTCTAATATAACTTGCAACTTTTTCTTCTGGAATCGTATTATCAATGTTTTGTAATAGTGTCTTATTCTCAATATATTTCTTAGCGTATTCTCTCGCTTCCTCTAATGTATCTACTGAACCAGTATTTACACCATCAATATAAACTTCATTCGATTTTGTTACTTGAACTGAGTTGCCATATAAATGAAATGTTTCAACAAATCCAGAGTTATCAAGGATTTGTTTTTTGAAAGAGCTAAAACTATTACTCATCACCTTCTACAGCTTCTGATGAAGCATCAACAGTTCTAAACATGTTTTGTGAAAGATCATCACGCATAGCGTCTAATCTTTCAGAAACTTTCTGAACCATTACAGAATTAAAAGTGTCATCAACCTTAGTTGAATCCCCTGCTTGAATTGCATCAATTAAATCACGAGTGCTCATTTCTTATCTCCTTGTTCTTGATTAGGTGATTGTTCGTCACCACCCAAACCATTATCTTGTAAATGCTGTTGTTGTGCTACTTGAGTAGCACCAGCAAGAGTTCCTTGCGTTTCCGCATGATCCATATGTAGTTGTTCTTCATCTTTAATCTGTTTGTCGATCTCTTCAATCTGATCTTCAGACATACGAAGAACATGTTTTCTTACCCATTCTACTGAATAGTATTTACCAATATATGGCTCAATCAATACTAATGCTTGTACACGACTATTTAAAATTTCAGAGTCTTTTAACTCGGCAAAATAATTATCTTTCATGTAGTCAAATCGTATTTTACTACTGATATCAGTCCATTCGTCTTCACGAATAATACCCTTAGAGATAAGTTGAACTTTCAACGCATCGCTAAACAACATTGCGAATTTTCTACGAACTCTTGCAATATATTTTTGGAACTTTAATTCGTCACGACTAATTTCTGTAGAACGACCAAGAGTAAATCCATTATCTGCTTGTAGTCTACTAGTTGGCACATTCAGTGCTTGATATAATTTTGTTTGGAAATATTGGATGTCTTGGATCTCACCAAGATTCTGACCACCTGGAAGTGTAGTAATTTCTGTACCCTTACCACCTTCACGACGAGGCATCCAAAAATCTTCAAGCATTGACATATGTTTACGATCATCTTTGACTTCACCAGTCGCTGCATCGTAAACAATTTTATTCTTGTAACGATTCATTAAGTCATTAACATATTGCTCTGCTTTTACTTTTGGCAGATTACCCACATCAACATAAAATATTCTTCGCTCTGGAGCACGACTGATACGGTAGATAACTACAGCGTCTTCAATCATTTTTAATTGGTTGACAGGTTTAATTGCTTTATGTAAATAAGAAAGCATCATTCCAGTATTTGAATCAACCATACCAGAACCACAATACAATACAGAGTCAAGAGACAGTTTAGTACCTTGCGCTGTATTTTCTGTAATTCCTTTATCGTTATACATGTAGTATTCATCTACACCAACGACAACCTCAACACCCTTAGTGTTTTTGGCTTTTTTAACTTCTTTGATCTTACGAATTTTTCGTGGATCAATAGTTCTTAGTTCAACGATACCATTTTTAATATTCTTTTCGTCAATTAAAATATGAAAGTATAATCTTCCATCAATGTACCATCTACGGAAAAGGTCATGACCTTTATTTTTAAAATCTAATAATTCTAAAACTGTATCGAACTCAACACGAATTTTATTCTTAATAGCAGTTGATACTTGTATATCATCTGCGATAATTTTTACAGCATCAGAATCTTCTTCAGCTACAATTGCTTCGTTAATAATATCATCAATAGCAGTATCGCAATCTGGATACTGAGCAACTTCACGATATCTTTTAATTAAATCATTTTCATTTTTGACTAAAGCATCCATGTCTATGACATGTGAATAATAACCACCAGCATTTACGCTAGTGGTTATCATCGAGCCATCATCAAGTGAAGGAGCAACCACTGAAGGTAGATCCTTCTCCTTTTTTCGTTTTATCTCAAAACCGAATAATTCAGCCATTATATAACCTCAAGTTACACCCTAATCTTTAAAAGATTAAAGTGGGAATGAACCGATTGGAGTATTGACAGTACCAGAGACTCCGAATGAAGAGCCTGTAGTAGAAGTGTCAGAAGTCCAATAGTTGTACTGGAATGTCACATCAAAAGTTTCAATTTGGTTTGTTGTTTCGAAATCTAACGCAATCGCACTGATTGAAATTGGATATGCGTCAACAAACTTGTATGTTTTAACAGAAGCTCCGTTACGATCTAATTGATTACAAGCCATATCAACTTGGTAATCACGAGGATTTACACGACCTAATGTTGTAGCGTTTTGTTGAATTCCGTTTGACCAGACTTCAAAAGCGTTACGAATATTGAAATTAGTATCGTTGTAAATTGTAACTTGCCACTGTTCAAAAGTTCTTTCACCAGCAACATTAATTGCACGACCACGATATTGAATTGGAATATTCTCTAAAGTAGAAGCAGGCAAGGATGTTGCACGGCATAGGAACTGTCCTTGTAGACCAGCAATCGCACCTAATGTTACATAAGATGGGAATGTTAAGTCTACACGGAACTGATTAGGGCGAGCACCGCCACCAATCAGTTGGGCTTTAAAATCAGCAATATTTGCCATTTGTTATCTCCTTTATTCTCTATTTAGTCTTAGCCACCAATCTCGCTGAAGTTCGCAGCAGAGCGAGCAGCAACAAAATTGAGAGTAATGAAGTTGATAGAGCGATTTGGCTTGATAAAGATATCAGCAACAAACTCGTTGCGGTCGATAACTTCGCCAGTGTTATTGCTTTCATCGCACTTAACACGGAAATCAACGATACCACGACGACCTTGAACATCACGCAAGAATGGTTCTACCAAATTCTTGAATTGTGAACGAGTAAATCCGTCATTGAATTCGAACAACTGGAATTTAGCAGCAGTTGCAATCGCTTTTTCAAGAACGATAAACAAACGACGCACATTGATACGATCGAAGGCACTTGGTTTAGTCTGCATTGTCTTGTCACCGTAAAGGATAATACCTTGACCTGGAAAACTAACAACAGGGTTAACACCAGCTTTGTAAAGAGTATCTCTTTCAGTTTTGTCTGGGTTGTAAGCAAGACGAACAACATTCTTGATCTGACCACGATTGTAGCCACCTGGACTCCACCATGGATCATTAGTGTAATCAGTACGAGCACATAGACCAGCAATGTCAGCGTTCAGTGGAACATAACGATACTGATCGTTGTAACGATCGTATTGATATTTGTAACCAGAGTCAATTACAGCATAGCTGTGAATAGTGTTAACTGCATTACGGTAAGCAACAACTTTATCTGTCTGAGTAGAAGTATTACCGATGATTGGATCACCAGTCGCAACATCTTGTGCAGATATAAACGCTACACAGTCAGCACGAGTTTGAGCGATATCAGTAATGATCTTAGCAGTAGCAGCAGTAGCTTTACCAGCAACGATCAAACTTACATCGTACAATTCAGCATTGCTAAACAATTGATATGCAGTTTGTTGTTGACCATCAGTCATTGCGTAGTCATCAACACCACCAGTTAAAGAAGCTGTATATGCTGTAGATAAATTTACAAATACATTAGAGTTACATGAAGTACCCCAATCTGTTCCAACAACTGGATAATCCATCCACCAGATATATTCTGAATTAGTATTAACTACATTTTTGTAGTGGTTACTAGTTCCATCTGGTTTCTTAGCGTCTGAACCCTTAGAAGCAAAAGCGTATTTCTCAAGAACAGTTCCTGGAGTACCAGTCCAAACACCATCTTCGTCAACTACAACTAAATGTATTTCATCCAAAGAACCACCAACACTAGCAGCATATGTTGAAGTTGAAGGTGCAGAATCAAACTCAGTTTTATAAGCCCAAGTTGACCATGTTGCGCCATCGCAGTAAGAAACTTTTAAACTATTACCTTTAGATCCTGGATATTTTGCAGCGAACTCGCCATAGATACCAGCACCTGTAGAATATGCATTTAAATATTCTGAAGCATTTTTAATTTTAATACCAGTGCCTGTAGTAGTGGCAGTTGCTAAAGCAGTAGTTCCAGAAGGAGGAGCAGCAACAGTTACTGTAGCAGAAGTGTAACCAGTACCAGCATTGGTAATAGTAATGCCACTAATGCTTGAAGCACTGACAGTAACAGCACCAGCAACAAATCCTGCTGATCCAGAGTTACCAGAAACAGAGATAGTTGGTGCAGCTTTATAACCAGTACCAGCATTGGTAATAGTAATACCAGTAATAGCACCGCTAGAGATAGTAGCTGTAGCTGTAGCACCAGTACCTGTGTCACCAGATGCAGCTGTAATAGATACAGTGGCAGTAGTGTAACCAGTACCACCAGTAGTTACGGCAATAGCAGTAATACCACCACCAGAAAGACGAGCAGTAGCAGTAGCTTGAACACCACCAGCACCTTGCGGAGCAGAGATTGTTACAGCAGGAGCAGCAGCAGTAGAAGTATATCCGCTACCAGCAGTTCCAACAGTAATCGCAGTTACGCCACCAGAGGTGATTTCTACAGCATTTTTTGCGTTTGTTGTGTCAGCACGAACTGTTAACAAGTTATTTGTATAAGACAGATAATTTGCTGCTGAAAAGAAAGATTGGAAGTTGGAATCGTTAGGTTTTCCGAATCTTTGAACTAGAACATTCTCTGAAGAGATTGTTACAGGTTCAAGAACTGGACCCCACTCAAATACCCCAGCAAAAGCACCGACAGAAGAACTAACTGCTGGAACGATTGATGAAAAGTCTTTTTCTACGACTGCAACACCTGGACTAAGTTGAAAAGGCATTGTAATTCTCCTTGTTACATTTACATGTTATTTGTTTGTGCCATTTGAGCATTCACTTCTTTATTTAGTTTTTTCCATTTTTTAGAAGTTGTAAAGCACTGGCTCCTCAGAACCTTGTCCATCTGAAATGAATCCAAATGGAGTTAGTTCATCTTCGATCATTTTAATTCTAGACCTGTATATTAAGTCTCTCAAGTTTATATCGTTTAAATCTTTAAAGTATGGTTGTGTAGTTAGCCACGAGAATAGAACTAGACTCATAACTAGATCATCATTGTAACCATCATCTGCAGCATAAGAACCTCTTGTTTCGATAAAGGTTGTAATCTCTGAAATCGTATCTGCATCAGGAATTAACAGTTTCTGTTCTTCCATCAGAGTCTTAAAGTTCATACACCCAATTCTCTTAACTTTTCTATCTGTTACAACACCCAGCTGGGTTTTACCCCCTCCAAAGCCACCCGATACATTTTGACCTTGGGAATTTCTGTTCACGAATAAAATATTCTCATATTCTAAATCTTGATGTAGGATTGAAGCAACCTGATCGCTTATATTTATCTCAATCAAAATGTAGGCTTGGTTATAATCTTTAGCTACCTTATAGAGAATATTTGGATATAACAGAGGAGATATATCATTCTTTCTATATTTAGCCACCTGTTTATATGGTGCTTCTGTGATATCGATAACTGAAAATGCAGAGTAATCTCCACCAACACCTGCTGCCACATCGGCAATAATCACATAAGAGTGAGGTGCTTTCATGACGGGATTACCCTTATCATCTAGGTTTCCAGTTTCCATCTCGTAGATTGGTTCTTCGTAAACATCTAGTCCAGCTTTTTGATAGACTGGATACGACGGAGACAACATTGCGATTGTATCTGAATTAACTAGAGTAAGAGCAGATCCAAGAAACTTACAAAGAACCTCTTGATTATATTTTAGATCGCCAAGAACAGCCCTTTGTTCTGCAGCCCATTTCTCGTCACGACCTGGAATTTCCCAGTAAGGAATAAAACAATTTACGAAACCATTACGACCATTCTCAGCATCATTCCAGAATTTCCAGAAGTGATTGTAACCTAGTGGAGTCGAACTTAAAAGAATCTTTGTTGTTTCACCAGCAGAAATAGTAGGGTAAACAGAAGTGAAGAATTGTTCGGCAACAGTGTTGGGGATGATTGCAGTTTCGTCTACATAAAGTAGGTTAACAGATTTACCACGAATACCAGAAGTAGATGTAGCTGAAGTGAATACCTTTGATCCATTTTCTAGTTCCACATCACCCTTATTCCAAGACTTAACACCTTGTTGAAGCCATAATGGTAAACCCTCATACATTACTTGGTAACGAGCAAGAACCTCTCGTGCAGCTGTTGCTTTGTTTGCTAAGATAGCGACATTCTTTGCCTCTTGAAATAGAGTATACCAAAGAATATAAGCAGCAGAAGTGGTAGTCTTTCCTTGTTGACGACCTTCCATAAGAATCACACGACGATTATCATGAATAATTTTTAATTTCTTTTTCTGGCAATCATACAGTTTGAATGGAATTAAACCTTTATCAAGAGAAACGATTTGACAATAAGTTTCGATAAAATAAATGTAATCTGTTTTACATTTAATATACTCTTGAACCTGCTCGGGTGTAAACTGAACAGATACACCGATTGATTTTAAGTTGGGATTTGCATTATATATTTCAGCCATAATTAAAATGCATCATTCCAATGTTCTGATATAGTTCCAGTTTCAAAATCTCCAGTAGCAGTATATTTTCTGTTTGGAGTAGTAAGTTTATCGATGTAAACTGTTTTAATTGGTCCATTACTTCCAACTGGTCCAAAGAAGTTAGCCTTCAGCGTAAAGTTTAATGTATAAGTTACGAATCTACGAGTTTGAAAATCTCCATCGTAATCATCTTGAACATTAACGCTTTGTAAAATAATAGGAACATCTAACACAACATTCATATCTGGAATAGCATTTAAACTTAATGTAAATTCTGGAGTGAAAAATGGTAGAATTTGTTCAACAATTTGTAATCCATCTTCTTGAGTTTTAGTTAAAACATAAAGAGAGATATCAATATTATATGGCACTGGAGCATACTGTTGAGTGAGTGTAGCGGGGCTGGCTCCATTTGTTTTATAGCAGGTAATTTTATTCATACGACCAACTTTTCTCTGAGCATCGTATGACATACCAGTTATTTCAAAAGACATTCTTGGTAAAGTTGTATAAACATTTCTTTCCAATGTAGGATCTTGTTCAATACGAACTAACCATTTTTCTTTTGGTGCGTATGCTAGTGGAACTACAATAGTTTGTTGTACTGTTCCATCGTTATCTGCTCGCTCGATTTTAATATTACTAAAAAGAGATCCAAAAGCAACAATAACTTTTCTTGTTAATCCGTGATAAAATGGAGGTATGTTAAGCATTATTGTACATCTCCGAACGGATTATTTGTATCAAATAGAAGATCAGTAGCTTCTGATTTAAATTTAGTATTATCGCCATATGATTGTGGCAAGTCTGCATTTGGCTCAATAGAAGCAGTAGCCTTTGCTGCTAGTCCTACATATGTCAATACAGCAGTTCCATTAGTAACAGCACCAGTAGAATGAGTTGGAGCAGTTGATCCACTTAAACCACCAGTAGTAACTGTATATAATTTAGTTAGATGGAACACTTGTGTATTTGTTGATAATACAGTTGATGCTGTCCATTGATTACCTATTGTGATAGTTGGAGCAGAATCGTATCCAGTTCCAACATCTAAAATATTCACAGCAGAAACTGAACCATTGACTAGAGTAGTAGATAGTCTTGCTTTCTGATTACCCTCTACACCAATACCTCCAGTTACAGTTACTGAAGGTGCTGCATTATATCCAGAACCTGATTGAGTGATAGTTACTTTAGTCAATGAACCTGTAGCATTTCTTGTATAGTTAGTATCATAAGATTTTAGAGTTTCAAATACATCTATCTCTTTAACACCAGTATCAATATGCTCAGAAGCATACTGGAATAATTCAACTTGTAACTGATAAACATAAAGTTTACCCAACTGATAGAATGGATCTTGATGTTTAACAAATTTAATTTCAAACAAACCTTTTGTTAGAGGGAAGTATAATAGATCACCCTCACATGGTCTAATTGGTAATTGAGTCTGACCGAATCTTCCTACTAACTGATCCCATCTACGACGAGCAACTGTTAATGTAGCAGACTGTTCCATCATCAAACCAAACTTCTGAACAAATGCACCTTGTCCCTCGAATCCATCAACATTTTCGAGATACATTTCTATTGGGTATGATGTTTTGAATTCGCTTAAACGATCTTCACCAAGGATGTCATCTTTGGCTACTAGTTTTCTTGGAATATAGTAGAAGTCCTGCCCATATATTTGCAGGGATTCTACGATCAAATCTTCAATAAGATATTGTTCGTCTTTTGTTCCATGAGAAAAGTATACATTTCGTGCCACAATTTATCCCATGAAAAAATCTAGTGGAGCAGATTTGTTTTGTAATTCATTTTCCAAATCTTCTATTTCGCTTTTTGCTTCATCATATAATTTATCTCCGTCTAAAGTAACTCCTCCAGGAAGTTGAATACCGCTAAACTTTTTAATGTTGGTAGCCCATTGTCTTTTGAACTGAGCAGTTACATATCTTTTCAACCACTGTTCATTCCAAACTCTAGTAAATTCATTTGGATCAAGAGCACGATATGCTTCAATGATTAAAAATTGACCAATATCAACTTTGTTTGCATCTTTCCAATCAATATCAACATACAATCTATTTTGTAATCTGTTGAAACGATAGATTGGACGACCATTTAGAACTAAATCTAATGTCGCCAAGTGTTGCATAACAGTTGTATAGTAAATTATTGAAGTGCTAGACAAGTCATACAAATCGTTTAATCTTAACTGATACTGTAAGTCAAAAATATTTCTTGAACTTGATTGACTAGAAAATAATGGAAGAACACGAATAATACCATAAACAGAATCCGCTATTGGTACATACCCATTTTCGATATCACTAGGTGTATAGAAATTAGTTGCAGCTAAAGTTGCAGTATGACCATGTTGGTCTGAAACAGTTTCACCAGCAATAAACGCACCAGTTACACGAGCAATCTTTAAAGTATTAGTATCTGCTCCAGGATATAATTTTGCTTTTGCTCCACTAGTAGCACCAGTAACAGTATCACTAACTACAAAAGAAGCTGCATTTACTCCAGTAATTTCTAAAGAGCCAGCAGCAATTTGATGTTTGAGATAAACTTTTTCAATACCATCATAGTGGTATAGTCTCCAAAAGTCTAATGACTGATCAATACGATCTTCAAGTTGATCATCATCCACATTTATCTCGAGAACAGGTGCGCCCAATTCTCGTAGACAATAATCTTTTAGTGTTTCTCTACTTGTTGGGATTGCCATATTAGTTTCCTAACTTTGCTTTTAATTCGTTGATTTGTTCTTGTTGTTCTTTGATTGCTTCGATTAGCAAACCAACCATGTTTCCGTACGAAACAGAAAGCATACCATCTTCGTTCTCGTGAACAACTTCTGGATGAACTGATAAGACATCTTGAGCAATAACACCAGCTGTTCTTTTTTCTACGCCATTCTTAATGAAAGTAACACCAGTGATAGCTTGTACTTTTTCCAACGCACTTGTAATTGGTTGAATATCAGATTTCATTCTTCTATCTGAGTTAGAAACAATGTCTGCTGCAGAAGTAATGTTTCCAGTAGTAAATACAGCACCGCCAATACCAACACCGCCAGTTACAATAAGAGCACCAGTAGCAGCAGTAGTAGAAACAGTAGAAGCAGTAACCGCAAGTCCTGGAGTACTTAAAATATTTGTAGAAGCATTATATACTAAACTTGTGTTAACTTTAGCAGAAGTCCACGCACCAGTACTAGCAGTGCTCATTCCAAGATACAGAGTAGTAGTGCTTGTATCAGCTGCTAGTGTAGCACCAGCTGCAGCCCAAGAAAGAGTTCCTGAACCATTGCTGACTAAGGCATAACCAGAAACTGATGCATCAGCAGATGGTAAAGTATAAGTTACAGAACCTGCTGCAGCTGCAGCTTGGAATTTAACAGATCCAGAACTAGAACCAGCAAGAGAAAGAACTCCACTAATAGTAGTGGTAGATCCAACTGTAGAACCTAAGTTAATAGCAGTAGTAGAACCAGTAGTTCCACCAGTACCGATATTAATAGTTTTAGTAAATGCACCAGTTAATGCAGCAGTGCCGATATTAGTTGTAGAAGCAGCACCAGTTCCAGTAAAACCAATGGTAAGAGCAGATGAACTACCAAAAGCACTAAATGTTGCACCACCATCAATAGAAGTGGTGAAGGTTGGAGCAGTACCAAACACTAGTACACCAGTACCTGTCTCGTCAGAAATAACACCAGCAAGTTCTGCGGAAGTAGTTGCAGCAAATACAGATAATTTATTTGCAGTATAAGCAACAGTACCACCGCCACCGAAATTAACTGAAGAAGAATCAGTACCAGTTAGAGTTAAAGTATTATTTACTGTTAGAGTTTTACCATCTGCAATAGTAAGAGTTGATCCAGTTGCTGGTGCAGTAATTGCTAACTTATTAACAGAAGTAGCAGTAGCAACACCAAGAGTTGGAGTTACTAAAGTTGGAGATGAAGAAAGAACCATGTTACCAGTACCAGTAACAGCGTTGCTTAAAGTTACACCACCATAAGTTAATGCAGCAGAGAATGTTCCGTTAGTTGCTGTAAGAGCACCCATTTTAACGGCATCATAAGTAGCACCAGTAAAGTTTACTGTTGTTCCTGCTGTTGGAGCATTTGTTGGATTTGAAAAGAATTTCCAAGTTGAATCATTGTGGTCTTTTATAATACCAGTTTTCTTAGCACCTGAAGATGTATAGGTACCAATTAAGCCGATATCAAGAGCGTTTGCTGGGTTACCATCAGCAACATAAACAACAGAGTCTGTTACAGTTAATGCAGCAGAAGCATTTGTAGTTGTTGTTCCAGTAACAGTCATGTTACCAGTAATAGTAATGTTACCTGAAATAACTCCGTTGCCACCTGCGTAGATAGTTCCACCAACACGAAGGTCTTTAGCAATACCTAAACCACCATCCATATAAACAGAACCATCTGTTGGTGCTGTTGTTTGAGTAGCATTAGTAAAGTGAGTAATACCAGAAATATTTGTAGTACCAAGAGTGCTAGTTCCAGTTACTGTTAAACCATTGTTTACAGTAGTTGTGCCAGTTGAAGCACCAAGAGATAGAGTAGTAGCTGCACCACCAATATTTAAAGTTGTAGCAACAGTATT